GAAAGGATAGTATCCCTAACATGTACGATATGGGATTGATCCCGTGTAACTATATTACTGTCATCTACGAAAACAGTAGCGTCGTGTTTATCAGTATTTGAATGACCAAGATCAACTGAAGTATCTTCAGTGACTGGTTTAACGTCCTGACTGGCGGTGGCAGACCCAAAAGGATCTAATTCGGCAAATTTAACGGTTGTATTATATGTACTCATTATATCTATCTAAAATTGAAGGGGCCTAACGACGGCATCGGACAGTGAACCTCACTGCCAAGGTTTTGAAATGGATTATCGTACCATTTCTCATTGTATTGACGGTTAGAGAACATATTTATTAATGATCTAACGGTTTTAGTTTATTTTTGGATTTTTAGTTATAACTACAGTACAGTCAAGTTTCTTGAATTTCAAAATAACAAAGCTCGAAAGCCCGCCCCTTTTGAGGACTCGGCGATTCATTCATAAATGAATGGGGCACACCTTAGGTTAAGAATTAAGACAAGAAAGCTATCAATAAAGTAGAGGGTTTTTATACATTTTTGTAATAAATAAGTGCGATCGGCACGTGTTCCTGAATTTGATAGGGCGGTAATAGCGCGTTTAAGCATCTACCCCAGGAAATCACTCTCCACACAGTTGGATATTTAACGTCATCCCTGACATAATACTCTAATAGTACCAATCAGTATCGAGAACATCACAATAACAAACTTCGAAACTTGCGAAAATTTCTCTTGATGGTACATGGTCTGGAAGATATTTATTCTTCAAGTCTACAAGCTTATGTGCATACTTGTCGAAAACTTCTTTTCCATGGAGTGACAACTCATTGAGTGCACTCGGTATAGAGTCAACAGTAATTTGGTCTTCTTGAATACCCTTCTTGGTCCAATTAAGAGAACTAAATATACTATCCAAAGAAATTGGTGCAACCCAACGTCCAAGTTTTTCATCATAACGATTAGATCGTTTGAGTAAAGAGACTTCAGTTATTTTCCGCAATGGAACAGTTGCAACACCTTTAAGTTCAGTGGTGTAAACCATTCCACATTGTTCCATCAAACCAACTAAAGTGATCTCATTAAAAGCTTCTTTGACCATGTCTGAGACAGAAAATTGGTTGTCATCTCCAAGTACCACTAATTCAACATTAGCATTAAAAGAATGGGCAGGGAAACCAGCTAACTGGTAAGCCATTCTAAAAACGATGTGATTATATATAGTGTTGATGATAGGAGTCAAAGGGTTACCTGAAGGCATACCCGTTACCCACTCAAAAATTTCATCATTCACTACATGTTTTGAATTAATAATATCTGCAAAAAGTTTCTTCCTCTTATCATTGTCAGGATGGTTTTCACCATACCAGCTGTTAATCAAAAGGAGAATTTCCCACATAATTTGTGGTCTTAAACAAGTATCAAATCCAGAATAGTCTCCAGCACCACAATTAATATTGTCATCACTGTTACTAAATCTCTTCAATTTTCGAACCATAGTATCCCAGGTTCGAGAATAAGGATTGACACCAATGAGGGAACCCACGTTAATGTTAGCTTCAAAAAAAGCAGACACGAAAGCACCAAAATACATTCTACACATCAACAGATATATAAAATCACCAGCAGAAAACATTCTAGTTTTCCCTTGTAAAACCTTTTCCAAAGGTCGAGTTTCATCCTTACTACACCCCTTATAAAAAACAGCAGGTCTAATACCTGCAGCCCATTTATCTTCGACTTCTTGAACTAAAGTAGCAATGCGTTCAAGACTCAAAGAAATGGAAACTTTGTCATTCATTTGGATGGCAGTATAGTAATTCTTTTTAACATTCTCAACATTAGGTAAACACATAGGATAACCAGGACTTGTTGAGGAAGAGATAGATCGGACGTTTTCAAAAGAATGGAGTGCTTCTTCTATTGGAATTTTCCTTCTCTGACTTGGCTCGATAGTCAAGTGATGGAAAAGTTTAGCTCCATAAGATACAACAGCTCTTTTTACCAGTCCTTCTTGAAAATGTATAGGATCTGGTTTGGCATACTTTTGAAGTGCCAATAGCTTGGGATCAACCAAACAACCATTCAACTCAAAAGGTTTTAACTTTGCGGGAAATTCCTTGACCTTATCAAAAGGTTCAGGCAATAAGCCAAAAAGTTTAGACTTCTTAATTTCAGATTTAGTGATTGAACCAGGAATAAAACCTGGCTTTATTTTGTGCGTGGCTTTCATACAGCCTTGAGCAACAACATCAGTGGGTGTGGCATTAGGCAAAGGCTCTTCTTCTGAAAAAACACCTTCTTCTGGAAAACTACTTTCCAAAAGTGCTTGAAGATGTTCTTGATTAACAATAGTGGAAAAACCTTGTTCTGTGTCACCTGCTATATGCATACCAACAATGCAACGATTCTCGAAATCATGTCCTAAAACAGCATTGATTGCACCACAATCTCCACCTCCATATAAGGTGCTATTGTATACAACAACATCATTAACATAATATTCGGGAACTTCACCATCAGACAAATCCCAATTGGATGCAACTCTCACGCTTTCAAGAAATGATGATTTAACTCGTTCACTTCTTACATGCTGGACTCCTTCTTGTGTTCTATAAGTTCCAAGAACACATGAATTAAAAGAAGAAAGTCTCTGCATCTTGACTAAATCACCAACCTTAAGAAAAAAGTTTAGAGCTCCAGTACTGGTAGCATGCGCGGATTCCATTAGAAACAATGAGAAATCTTTATCGGCAGAACAATTTGAGTAAGAAAATGTTCGCATCAAGTCTTCAAGACTACAACTATAAGTAGTTGAGCCACTGACAGTAGTCAAAACTATATTTGCTCCCAAATAATCTTCACCTTTATGTACTCCATCTAACTGATAAGCAAAATGCATAGGCATCATAAATACACGACCTTTTACATTGGTGACATGACCCAGTCGTACAACATCAAGATCTCCATTTTGTTCTTTACGAATTAAATACATGATAAACAAATACTTTTTCATGACCTTTTCAAGAACATCATGACCTTTATGGCCCAGAAAACCAGTGTAAGGCTTTCCAGACGTTATCATATCTTGTGGTATTGTGAGTTTAGAATCAAGTCGGGGAGCTTGAGGCTTGACAGAAATCTTGTGAGCACCTTTAGAAAGAGTTTTTGCTGGTTTACCAACCTGTACACGATCTCGGGTTCTATCTAATGAAGAATGAGCAACAATTTCACTCTTAGTAGGCAGAAAACCATTTATAAGGCCAGTGGCAAAGAACAAAGAACCAACAAAAATTCCACCGCCAATTGCTATTATAAGCTTATGGCGTTGAACAAAGTCCAAAGTATCACCAAAGCAATTTCGAATTGAATCCAAAATTGTTTCTCTAGATTTCTTTGATTTAAAACCAAGATGTTCAGATTTGTAAGGATGAAGATCGGCACGAAGTCGAGTCCCATAAGATACAGTAAGTCGATCAATAAAAGTTTTGGGACCTTCTTCTCCAGCTTCCAAAAGCTCTAAGCGATCAGTTTCTCCGACATAAACAAAATGGCGACAAATACCAGTAAATCCTTCATTAAAAACATCCAAAGGATACTTGAAAGCATGACACATATTGTAATAATCCATCATAAATTCATCACGTTGATTTTGATTCCACTTAGTGTAGACATCAGCAAATTCACGTTTCTTTTCTTCTTGGGTCATTGTATAAGACCCAGGAATAAAACCACTCTGTGGAGCATAGGTTTTGAATAAAGACGAAGCAAATGAATCGCGCTGGGGAAATAAATCTACGAGAGATTCTTTAAGCTCATTCATTGCAATTACTTCAGACTGTCTATTAACATAAAAGTTACAAACACGATCATGATGAGCTTTAACGATTAAACGTACAAGTTCAACAAAAGATACAAATTTTGAATCAGTTTCATTCTGATCATTTCGAGTGATCACTTCAATGTTCCAAAAATTATTAGGAATAGCAGTTCCTTGAGGGGAACTTTCTTCTTCATTCATCGGAAGAGTTGGAAGTAAATCACGATTCAACTTTCCATCAATACCACAATAACGTTTAGCTACTGTAATCTTGATTTCAAAATTAAATCGCCTCTCTAAAGACCAAGTTGAATTGATTGAATTGATTTGAGTGTGAACATTAACTAAATTCGAAGTCATCATAACAAAAGGAGAACGAAAATAAGTATTGTTTTTAGCATCAACATTGGCCATTGGTAAAACATATTCGGCCGTATTAATCATCTTGATAACACTCATAGCTTCAGAATCAGGTTCACTGGGTCCGTCACGAGCTTGTCCGAAATCATCAAGCAAAACAACAAATGCTTTGTTGGTATAACCATCAAAGAACTTATCTATTGGTTTGCTATAAATGAATTGTTCAGGACTACTGTCAAAATCTTCTCTCCATTCTTCCGGGACAGTGATCATTGCGACAGCTCTAGCAAGGCGATACATCATGACTGACTTAAAAGTTCCGGGTTCTCCTTTAAGGAGTACACCTAGAGATTCAATTCTAACACCTTTCAAACTCTTGGAAATAGTTTCAAGTTTCTCTTGACTGTCTCTCAATTTCTTCATATATTCTGAAATTAAACGATAATCGTAAGAATTCTTTTCACA